CCCAGACCTCGGTGCCCGCCGCGCTCGCGCCGGTTGCGCCCTTGTAGAACGTGCACGTATGCGCGGCGCTGTCTTTGTTAACGACGCGCCCCTGGGTCACGATGACGAATGGCTGGGTCATCGTAAAGCCCACAGGGCCGGTGACCGCGGTGACATTTGGGTTCAAGAGATTGGCGATCGCATTGGTGAGCGCGATCGGCGGGATATTGAGCTCTTTCATTTTCAAATTCCTTATGCAGTTTTCCTAAACCAATCGCACGCCGCGCCGACGTAGCTATTTAAGCCGAGTCCTATTTCAAGGGCGGCGGCGCCGAGGTCTGACGCGACGGTGCGCGTCCCGAGCAGCACCCACGAATTAGCGAGCCCCGTCGCGCTGTAGTTGACCGTCAGCGTGGTCCCGTTGTAAATGAGCTGGACGTAATACCAATACAGGGCATTGATGTTAGGGACGCTGCCGCTAAGCAGATTGGCTCCGAAGGTATAAATCCACCCGGAAGTGATGGTTCCTCTTTGAATGTAGGCCGTGCCGGGCGTGTATTGGAAGATGCTGTAGGCTTGCCCCGCGGTGCGATTTCCGAGCACCACGCCGAATTGTTGAGCTGACGTCGGCGTTAGCAGCTTCGCCACAAACGTCCATGATCCCGCTGCCAATGTTTGAACCGCGACGGAGCTAGTACTCCCGCCGGTGTCGCCCTGCAACCATCCTGTCGCGACCTTCCACGTCCCGGTGTTGAACAGCGTCCATGCGTTAGCCCCCGCAAAGCGTGCTCCCGTGGTATCGATCAACGTACCGGTTTCGAATTCGTCATCCCACGCGCTTGGCGTTGCCGGATGCGTATCGGCGGATATGTTCGAAGACGATCCGCCGCCGCCGCCGCCCGTGCCATTCGCGGCCGCGCTCAATCGACCATCGAGCCCGACAGTTATATTCGCGTTGGTGTACGCGCCCGGAATAACACCGGTCGGGCCCGGCGGCGGCCGCGCATAGCGGCGCACATCACGCATGTTGCGCGCGATGATGATGTTTGAAGCGTGCGAGGCCGCCGGCGGCGTGGGCGGCGGTGTGTCGATTGTGACCAGGACCCCGCCGTCCGTTTCCTCCTCGACCGTCGCGCCGCGGAATCGCAGCATCGAGACATTTGCAATTGAGGTTCGAGGACTGGTGTCCTCGCCCTCGATCGTGAGGGGCCTGGTGGCCGCGTCGATCTTATTCCACGCATCATTGATCTTGACCTCGGGCTCGCTCTGCGAGGGCGCGAGATATTTAAGATCCAAGTTCGGTGTGGCGTCGCCGCTCATGTCATCCCAACCGCAAGGAGATCGTCACATTGGTGAAGGTGCTGCAGGAATCAAGCGTGAATAAAAACACGTCGTCTTTATCGAGGATCGTCGACCAGCCGGTGAGCGTGGAATCCTGCAGGCTGGTGCCGGAGGAGATCACCGCGTTGTGGCCGCCGGTGATGTCATCGCCCGACACGGGCGGATAGTGGCTCGCGAGATTTGCTTTCCAGATCTTGATCACGCAGGAACCCGTGCCGCCCTGCGTGAGCACGATGCATTCCTTGATGCGCCGTTTCGCGCCCGAAAGCCTGATCACGGTGTTGATCGGCACCGAGATCGCGCCGAGCGCGTTCGTCCAGCTCGCCTCTTTCACCACGCCCGCATCATCGACGGTCACGAGCGCGCCCGATGTCTCATCGGAGACGGTTGCACCGTGGAAGGTAATGAGTTTGACCGCCGAGACGCTATTGTTCGGGCTCTCGCCGATCGAGGCGATCTCGAGGCCTGCGCCAATGGCGGCATCGAGTTTGTCCCAGGCGTCATTGATCTTGACCTCGGGCTGCGCCTGGGCCGGATCCAAGTACTCGAGATCTAGGTTCGGTGTCGCGGTGCCGCTCATAAAAAATTACTCCACGGTCAGCGTGCCGAAGAACGGCGTGCCGCGCCCGGTGATGGCTGACAGTTGATAGATCGCGACCCGAATGGTTGATGGCAGCGGTGAGCCGAAGTCCGCCTCCTGATTCGCATGGCTGTACAGAACGGACGTCGTCGACGAGGCCAGTGTTCTTAAAACAATCTACGGAGACGCGGGCTCCAGAATATCGACCTGGAATGATTCGGTCGCCTCGCCTAACGGAATGTCGACGCCCGACATGAGCGTGCGCCCTAAGCGCGAGCGGCGGATCCAGCTGATCGAAATATCCCCATCGGTCAATCGATGCGCGGCGCCGTTCACGGGCGAGAAACAAATCAGCGCCTCGCCGCGGCCGGTGAATTCCTCCGTCACGCCGCTGGTGAAGCTCGCGCCGATCGAGGTGCCGCGATAGGTGCGAGACGCGCCAATCTCGGCAGCGTCCAGCACAGCGCGCCCCAGCGTGCCTTGCGAGACCATGACGAAGCTGTCGCCGTCCTGGGATGAGCCGATGACATGCTCGGTGCCGCGGCGGCCGCGCAGGAGTCGCGAGAGGATCCATTGCGTCGGGCTCGCCTGCACGGCGTTGGCGAACTGCACGATCTCCCATCGGCCATCGACGCCCATGGCGGCGGTATTCGCGCCGGCCAGGACCGCATCGTCCGATACGCTCTCGAAGCTGTAGCGAGTGCTCGCCAAATTCACGATGATGATGGTCTCATCGTCCCAGGTATACGCCTGGGAGGAGGGGATCGCGCCGAAGATCGCGCCCGACGTGGTTTCGCTCAACAGCGAGAACAGCGCCGCATACGAGGCTCCGCCATCGGTTGACTTGTAGAAGGTCGCGCCCTTCCAGCTGCCCGCGTCCAAGTGCTGTGCGGCGATGTAGAAACCCGGATCCGAATCCGCATCCTGCAGGCACGGCAGATCCAGCAGCTCAAACACGGTTGCGCCGATGAAGGTCAGCTGCTGTGGCGGCCGCTGCGGCGGCTGTGCGACGGCAAAGGAAATGTAAGCGCCGGCCTCGTCATTGACGCACGACATCTTGCGCAGCACGCCCGAGCTATTGGTATCGTTCGCGATCCTAATCCGCTGAATGAACCCATCCACCGGCACGCCGATGTTATCGGCCACATCCAAAGCCAGCCAGCTCTGATCGACCGAGAGCTCGTGCGCCGTGCGCGCGGCCCAAGCATCGGCCCACAGCACACTCGCGCAGCGCAGCGCCATCGTGTCGCTTAAGCATACGGCCACGGAGATATCAACGTCGTTCACGGCTTTGGTGTTCGATCGCGGCGGCGAGTCCTGCTCGGCGTCCTCATAGTCGCGGCTGGAGGCGATGTAGTGGAAGCGGATCGAGCGCGGCAGATCCACATCTTGGGATCGGGTTGTGGTGATCGATGGCGGGCAGCTCGAGGCCCCGCTCGCATCGGTGCCGCCGCTGTTCGCGTCATACGCGCCGAAATCATCCGTGGTGAAGGTCGCGACCACATCCTTGCCGCGCGCGGGAAAGGCCAGCAATCCGTTGGTGTCCACGGCATCGAAGAAGCCAATCGAGCGTAAGGGGGTCAAGATTGCGGAGCCGTTGCAAATGGTCGATACCGCGTAGCCGTCGATCATGATCTCGTTCATGTCGGTGACATCGATGTTTCGCAATCCCGATCGCTTGCAGACTTTCGCAATGATGCTGCCGATCGACGCGCCGAATCCGCCGCCCTCGCAGATCACCTGCTCGAACTCATACACTTCGTTCGGGCCCACCGGATAGTCGGTGCCATAGACCAAGCCTGATGGCATTTTCCCCTCGGCCACCAGCGCGTTGTAGGCGTTGGTCCAGAAGGTCGCATCCAAGTAATTCGGATCGGTCGAGGGCAGCGTAGGATTGAAGGGATGACATCGTAAGTCTGCATCGCCTTCCAACCGCTGTACGGGCCTGGCACCAGCGACCATTGCCCGCACTTGAGCAGCAAGCCATCCTCGCGCACAGCGTAGCCGGGAACCTGCGTGCTCTGAACTAACCCGGTGCAGGGATCCAGCGGCGGTGAGGGTGAGCGCGTGATGAAGGCGTAGGCATCGTATAGATAGAAATTCCACGCCGCTCCGATCACTGGCTCTGATACCGAACCGGCCAGATACGGTGCAGGCCAGGGCGGGAATTCATGCAAGTCGCCGGTGAAGGTGTAGTTCAAGGTCACGATCACGCGCGCTGGACCTGAGTGCCCACCCTGGTGGTAGCTTTGATCGGTCGGTGCAAACGCAAACTGAAACGGCGGGCCGACGAATTTGAAATATCCGTTCTGCGGCACCTTGACGTTGTAGTAGGTGTAGACGTAGTTCTTTTGAACGCTCAGGTAATCGCTTGGGGTCGGGACACCCGTGGCCCCATCGCCCGGCACGTTGCTGGCATCGCGCACCAGATCATCGGTGATCGTGCCGGAACCATGCTCGCTCGAATAACCGACATAGGAGAGCGGCACTCGGTACCAGGGCGTGAGCGTCTCGACCATGTCGCCTTCGTTTGAGAAGGGCACATTGAAGTACGGATAGCCGGTCGGATACACCCCACCCGCTTGGGTGGTGGTGCCGGTGTCGAAACCCAACATTTCATAGGCGTTGGTGTTCAGCGGGTTGACCGGGTTTGATCCGTTCAAGGATTGATTCCAGGGATACATCACGGCGCTCGAATAGATCGTCGCCGAGGTGCAGTCGCCCAGGCCGCTCTCGTAGATCTCAAATTGAAAGTTCGGATGCCGCAGGCCTTGCGCGATGCTTAAATTTCTATTGGGGTAAACGATGTAGGCCAGCGCGCGGAACGGCGGCACATTGCCCACGCCCTCGACCGCTTCAATCGTCGGGTCCGGCTCCTGCAGCTCATCACCCAGGTACAGCACGAACGTCTCGGCGTAGGCCGCGCTCGCGAGCAAGCGGTTTGCATATTGCTGATCGGTCTCGCCGATAGTTCCTAAAAACGAGTTCGCCTGCTGCTGCGGACGAATGTCATAGACGATCGCGCCGTTCTCCCAAATGCGCGTGCATCCGCCGATGGCCCCGACACCGTCCGGCGCATCATCATCGACCCGTTCCGCCAAGCCAATCGCGATCGACTGCGTGTAATTGAACGTATCCCCGGCGCCCTTGCTGCCGCTGTTCTTGTGCTCGACATATGGCGCGAGCCACATCACGGTGCCTGCGACGTTCGCGGTTCCCCCTAACAGCAGCGAAATCGGACCGCCGACGACGCTGGTGGTGGTGCGGTTGTCTTGGATGCGCGGGCCGGATGGCTGCTGCGTCGGGAACAGCGCCGCGCCCGCAAGGGACCCCAACACGAATCCTAACTGCGGGTATCCAAAGTACGTGCCGACGACCGTGCCGACGACGATGAGGGCGGCTTGACCTAGATTGCTAATGAATCACCTTCGCAAGCGTACGTGACCTCTGGCAGCGCCCAAATTCCCACCGCGATTTTTGGCCAGGCCGCGCGGTAGCCGTGTTCGATCACGCCCCCTTCGCGCTGGAAACAGTGGATCATGTTGAGGCCCGTATAGATCGCAGCGTGGGAAGGGTGCGCATCGCGCGGCCAGCGAAACGCAATCAGCGCGCCCGGCTGCAGCGGGATCTCACGCGAGAGCGCGGTCAGGCCCTCGAGAACCAGGGATTGCGGCGCGCGCGGGTAATTGGTCGGCAAGTACTCGAGCAACACCTGCGAGCCGAGCTCGCCGAGCACGGCACCAATGAATCCCAAACAATCAGCGCCATGGCGAGTGCGGCCCTGGTGCAGAAACTTGACCTTCGGATCGCACCACTGGCGCGCCTGCTCGATCAGAACCGCGGGCGCGATCATTGCAGCTCTTGCGCGGTGGTGGGCCCTGCGGTGAGTGCGAGCACGCCCGGGATGAACAGGCCCGGCCCGCGCCAATGATCCGTGTTGCCATACACCTTGCACGTCGGATATTGCCGATCGCACCCTGGCGAGAGCGTGTAGGCATCGCCCGGCGCAACGACAGCGGGAAAATCCTCCCAGAGTTGCATCATTGCATCGGAGTTCTCGTTCGGATCGAGTTTCACTTCGCGCGCGAATCCCTCATTTGCGCCACTGGTAAAGGTGATCGTGCCGCCGATATAACTGAGCGGCGGCCGCGGGGATGCTTGCGCCAGGTCCACGCTGAACTGTTGGCGATTGATCACAGAAACCACGGTGCCGGTGATGGTCAAGGGCACGATGTTTAATCGACAGCGGTTATCACCGAAGGTCACCACGTTGCAGGTGGTCGAGTACGTGCGGATGATCACCTGCGAGAGCAGCTGCGTGAGGCCCCGAACTTCGGTGGTGTATTTGCCATCCGAGTTTCGCGTGATCGCGCCTAAGTACCCGGTCTTCATGATCGCGTAGCCGTGATCCGGCGCGGCCCAATTGCAAATCAGCACGGACACCGTCGCCATGTCGAGCAGGCCCGCCTCGATCTCATCGACGGTGACGTCGGGGATCTCGGTGTACGGTGCCTGCGGCATCGCGCCCGTGACTTCCAAATTATCGACCGACATATCGGAGCTCGAGACGATGTCCCCCGCGGTGACGTTCGCAATCGCGCGGTACAGGCCCGCGTACTTATCGGGCGGCGAGTCCGGTGAATTGGTGCCGCCCGGCAGATCGATATCCATATCGTGCTCGGTGCCTAAGATCATTTTGCCATTCGACATCTCGATCGACCACAGGAACGCGAGCGTAGTGCACTCGGCCTGCATGTCAGCGAGCAGAAGATCGGGCACGTGTTTCATGCGAGCTTC